GCGGACGTATCTGCTCGCTGATCGCTGACAGTGTTGCCCAATAGAACGAGTTCTGAGCGCTTGTTCTGTTGGGTGGCTCTATCCGTACTACCCAGCCATGCCGAGCGGTTTTGACGGCTTCTACAGCCCTCTGTCGGGCAGTGTCGTGCGCTAGTGTGAAGATCACAGTTCCACCTCCTTTAACTGCCAACGGTTGCCTTCCTTGAACCACCCATGTAGCACCACCCGCCACCCTGAACGCAGCATCTCAGGGTAAGCCTCGGCTTCCTCGATCTTGTGCCGACGTTCTGAGAGATGACCCTTGCTAGTCACCTGGATTGCTACCGTCTCGCCGTGACCAATTGCCAGCAGATCAATGCAGCCCCAGAGGTCGTGCTTGCGCTTTGTGAAGCTGTTGTAATGCTCGACCAGTGCTACCTGATAGCCAAGCTCTACAAGCAATGCCTTCGACCGAGCAGTCAGGCTAGACATTTTCGATCTGCACATCGATGTTGGCGTACTGCGGACACAGATCACCCAGCTTGACTACCCCACCCGTCAACTCCTGAATCTGCAAGGCTCGCTTGATCGGCACCCCTCTCGTTTTCCACCCGTTTATTGCTTGTTTGCTGACCTGCAACTGCTCACACAACCGTCCCTTCGTGCCCACCAGGGCAGCGGCTAGGTTGATCGCGTCATTCGGTGTCATCGCAACCTCAAATTGTAAAAGTTGTAAAAAATGGAACGCTTTGCTTGACCTCGGGATGAAGTCTACTGTACTATTCTTTCACCGTCAACAAACAACAACCGAGGACAACATGAGCGACTTTGGAATCGACCTGCACTGGATTCGTGAGGACAACTACAACGACAGTCTCGAGCGTCAGCAAGAGTGGGAGAGCGACGAGATTGCTTGCTGGCTCGACTCAGCGTCAGTCAAGGAAATCCTCTGGGTCTGGGTTGACCTAGACCGCGATACCGACATCACCACCGACCAAGTGATCGAGATGCTCTGGAACGGTGAGGATGCAAAAGCATGGCTCAAGCAGCGCATTCAGGAACTGGCAGAGAAACAGTACGACACCTGGAAGCAGTCTTCCAAACTCGCATACAAGGCTTGCAAATGAAACACCTCGCAATCATCGCAGCAGGAGTAGTCCTCGGCATCACAGCAGTCGATTGGAGTATCGGTTCAACCTCAACGATAGGAGACCTTGTTTGGCAACTCATCTCACGGATTTAGACTTCAAGTGGACCCCCGGCGTCGCTACAGATGTGCAGCAAACGTGGCGACGATTCGGGTGGACACCACCGAGCGAACAGGAACAATACCTAACCAAGTGGCAGAAATATCGAGGGACATATGAAACAGATCGCATCATCGTTGGTCAAGGCACAGAAGGCTTTCGGGCCTGCGTTGAAATCCTCCACCAACCCGCACTTCAAAAGCAGATACGCTGATCTCGCAGCCTGCGTAGAGGCTGTCATTGACGGGCTGAACGGGAACGGAATCATGCTCATGCAGCAGACGCACGAGTGCGAGGACGGTGTGATCGTCGAGACCGTATTCGTTCACGAGTCCGGCGAAACACTGTCGGGCGGTAAGTTGCACGTTCCTGCTGCAAAGCAAGACCCACAGGGCTACGGCTCGGCGCTTAGTTACGCCCGCAGGTACAGCCTGATGGCAGCGTGCGGCATCGCTCCAGAGGACGATGACGGTAACGCAGCCAGCAAGAAGCCAGCAATTGACCCTGCTCCGTATCTCAAGCAAGTCGCAAACGCTGAGAACCTAGACGGACTCAAGACCGTGTTTGCTCACGCTTACAAGGCTCTAAAAGACACCGAGTTCATGCAGCAACTCGAAGCAGCTAAAAACACCCGTAAGACACAACTGATGGAGGTGAAATGATGCAACCCGCAATTCTTTTGAATGACCAACAACGTGCCATGCTCCGCGCTGCTGCTCGAGTCGGACGCGACTACCAACACGACAACAAGGAACTGGAGGTTGCAATCGCTCAGATCAAATCAATCAACCCTGGTGCCTTCTACAACCCCGACACGCTGATCCTGCGGAAGTTCTTTCACGCTCCCAAGTTTCCGATCCCCCATCAGTCATGGGTGAAAGCATGAACATCAACATCCACAAAGTCGAATCCGTCGAACTGTCAGAAATCAAAACCTTGCACACCGAAAGCTGTCGGGTTTTCTCGCAGCGGTACATCGTCATCAAAACAAAGGACTCCCAAGTTGAGATCGTTCTGTTCGCGGAGAACGATGAAAAACTGGAGGTGAAAGCATGAACTGGCCAGGACTAGCTCGCAGCACCGACCCGCAAACCAGCCACGAGGCTGCAGTCAGCGTCGATGCCAACAGACTTGAGATGGTCGTGCTGGCCGAGTTCAGGAGCGCAAAGAAAGGTCTAACAGCAGACGAACTAGCCAAGCGTCTGCCAGGACTCCCGCTCAACACGATAACGCCCCGTATAGCGCCGTTGGTGAGGAAAGGCTACCTGATGCCTACCGGACGCAGGAAAGCCGCTTCTGGGCGCTTTCAGAGGGTTTTGGAGTACGTCCATGACTGAACAACGGACAGAACAGTGGTTTCATGACAGGCTGGGTCACGCTACAGGCTCTCGAGCCAGCGACATCCTTGCAGGCAAAGAAACGCAAGCAAGGAAGGGATACTTGACCCAACTGGTCACAGAGCGACTGACGGGTCGAGCGCAAGACTCCTTTGTTAACGCAGACATGCAACGGGGGATCGATGTTGAGCCGCTTGCAAGGGCTGCGTATCAAGCGAGTTACGAACTAACGGACGATGTTGGGTTTGTTAAGCACCCGCTGATCCGTTGGTTTGGTGCCAGCCCAGACGCTCTAGTTGGGTCTGACGGTCTGGTGGAGATCAAGTGCCCCAGGTCAACGACACACCTAGACTACATCCAGAGCGGCAAACCTCCGGCAAAGTACGTCCATCAGATGATGGCTCAACTTAGCTGTACCGGCAGGAAGTGGGTGGATTTTGTGTCGTTCGATGACAGGTTCCCCGAGCACCTTCGGTTGTTTGTAGTCCGGTTCCAGCCGACAGAGGAGGAGATCGAGAAGTTTGAGAGCAAGGTCAAAGAGTTTTTGTCTGAAGTCAACAACCTCATGGAGAAACTATGCCCATCGCATACGAAGTAATCGCAAGCACCGGAACCTACACAAACAAGCAAGGAGAGGAGAAAAAACGCTGGCAGAAGATCGGCGTTGTCATGCAAACCGCTAAAGGTCTGACGCTCAAGATGGAGTCAGTACCTGTTGGCTGGGATGGCTGGGCAACACTGGCTGAACCGAAGGCACGAGATGACGCCCCATTCTGACCCTACCAACCCCGACCACTACAAAGGTGCTGTTGAGTGCATCGATGCCATTGCAGTCGCTACGGAAGGACTGCAAGGCATGGAGGCTTTCTGCACTGGAAACGCGATTAAGTATCTCTGGCGGTGGAAGAAGAAGAACGGCAGAGAGGATTTAGAAAAAGCTCAGTGGTACATCAACCGGCTTTTGCGATCATTGTGAGCGCATGGGAGCGGACTTCTTCCACCCTCCGTTCCCAGCCTTTCCCAAACACATCCCAAGTTTTAAGTTCTTTCAGGAACGCCAGACGCTTGTCGCAATACAGGTTCACAAGGTCATTCGGAACCATCGCCTGTGCAACTCGCAGCGTCATCGGCCCGATAACACCGTCAGGCTGGACTCCAACAGACTCCTGAAGCCACTTTGAGGCTCTGCCAACACCTGAGTTGATCGATGCGTCAAACACGCAATAGTCGATCCCTGCTGGCAGGTCGTCACCCTTCACGCGATCCCAATACTTGGTTTTGTAAAGCGGGGCAACGTCATCGTGCGTCAGTGCTTTCATATCGTCAACACTGACAGGATGACCGCAAAACTCCTCCCAAACCTTCTGCGTGCAGCCGTGGTTGGTGGCGCCGCCTGGGTCATCCTTGTGATTGACGAATCCTCCCTCGTGATGGAGGACGCGAGCAAGTGAGTCTTTCCAAGTGTCAATCATTTCTTCATCAAGTCCTTCGTTTGACTGGAGTTGGACGAACCCAACCAGAAGTTGTACACGCTGGCAGTCTCTCGAGCCAGGACACCCAGCAGCAGCATCATGACATCGCTACCTGTCAGCGTCATATAGCCCAGAGCAGAGCCTACAAGTAGCCCAAAGAAGCCAGCAACGGTGACGATAGACAGCACAGCAGGGATGCGGCTCCTGGTGGCTACCTGCATCTCTCGTGCGGATTTCGTGTTCTCGACGTTCAACTCAAACAGCTTCGTCTGCTGAGCCATCTTCGCCAGTTCACCGTCCTGCTCTAGCTTTGCAAGCTCCCGT